TAATCCACAAACAATTACTGGTGGTTCGCTTACATTCCCAACTAACTGGGACTCTGTATCAGTAGGATCTGGATCATTGGCACAAGTCGTATACTTCGACGGCACCGCAACATACAATGCAACAGCAGCAACTGCTACAGGAGCATTTACTGGTGGAGACAGAGCATTTGCTTTCTATGCAGAAAACGGCGGCGGCGCTAACTTCTCATCAACCACATACGATCTATCAAGAGCAAGAGATCTAGGAACATCAATTCTTAGTGGTGACGGGCAGGCGGGTACGTTGAATCCTGGCTTCCCAGTAGGACCAGACGTTCTTCTTATCACAGCAAGAAATATCTCTGCTTCTACTGCATCAAATATCGCTGCTAGAATTTCCTGGACAGAAGCACAAGCATAAGGAGATAAAGTGCCTATTAATAGAATTAGACTAGATGATGTTGATATTAGAAATATTACTACTACAACATCATTGCTAAATGAAACTTTATCGGATCTATCTGATCGTGTTGATGAAAATTTTAACACTATTGCATCAACAAAGGCTGATATCGTATCACCCAATCTTCTAGGAGTTCCAACATCTACGAATCCTCCAGCAGATACTAATACCACTCAGATTGCAACAACTGCATTCGTGGTGGGACAGGGGTATTTAAAGTCTACTGCTGCACAATCTACATATGCTCCATTGGCAAATCCAACCCTAACTGGTACTGTAACAGCAGGATCAGTTTTAATAACTAACGAAGTTTTAGAAAATTCTAATATAATTGGATCTGCTATTCCATCTTCTGCAAACATTGATTTAATTACTTCTGGAATTCATTTTTATACTGTAAATTCTACTGCAAACTGGACTTTTAACTTTAGAGCAGATTCATCAACTTCATTAAATGCATATATGGCTACTGGACAGGTAGTCACAGCAACTATACTAGTTACCAACGGTTCTACTCCATTTAGAGCAACCGGATTTCAAATTGATGGAGCATCAATTACCCCTCGCTGGGCAGATGCGGTAGCCCCATCTGCTGGAAATGCTAATAGCACAGATATTTACACCTTTACTATAATAAAGACAGGTAATGGTATTTTCACAACACTAGCGAGTTTAGCAAGGTTTGCATAATGCCCTTTGTTTCAAGGTTCTCTGGTCATGGGAGACTTCCTGGAATTCACAAGCCAGCAGCGCCACCCGTACCAACAGTAACTAATACCGCCACAACGTTTGACACCCTAACATTTACTATTGGAAATTATAACGCTGCGTGGACTTATACTGGGTCTATATCTCCAAGTGCTGGAACAATTACTTTTAGTGGCGCTACGGTAACTATTACTGGTCTTACTGGAAGTACTGCATATACTTTAACGGTAACTGCTATAGGTTCTGGTGGAATAAATTCTGGAACTGGTTCTGCAACTACCAATGCTCCACCACCATTCTTCCCTCCATTCTTTCCGTTTTTTCCATACTTTCCTCCATTTTTCCCATACTTCCCTCCATTCTTTCCTTACTTCCCACCATTTTTTCCATACTTTCCTCCGTTCTTCCCGTTCTTCCCAGGGTTTGGTCCATTCTTTCCAGGGTTTACCCCCCCACCCCCACCTCCATCAAAAACCGCTCCCTCAAATTATATGAAGGATGGACTAAAGATTACACTTTTAACTAGTGAATATGGATATTTAGAGCCTAAGTACCTAACAGAAGAGGACGCTTTGGTATGCGTAGATATTGAAGTTACAGATCTTGGAGTTAAGGTAATTGAAACTACTAGCACAAATATTGTCAATGTTCAATCAACATATGCCAATATGAAAATGGTTTATATAAATGGAGATTCCTATCCAGAAAATGCAATGCTTCTGTCAACAAAAGACGGGGTATCGCAATTTATAAAATCAACAGAATTAGATGAGTCGTATTCTATATTCGATTATGAATCTATGCAATTTATAAAGGTAGAAAGTGTATCTGTTGAAGATTTTTATGGAATAATATACAATATAGAGTGTAGCCCTAATAATAATTATGTTATACAAAAAACAGTTGGCTACTTCGAATAATTAAAAGAAAGAATATAATGAACGATTGGCTAACAAAAAGTCGTGAAGAAACCCATGCCTATAGAATGTCAGATAGATTACTAAATGGTACTTTAGTAACTAACCCAGCGTTAGGTATAAATGTTTATAACATGGCGATATCAGATAAGGTATGCAGCGATTCCATAAGAACCCTTGAAGAAAATTTAGGCAATAATAAGGAATACAACTGGAAGCCTGCCATCGTAACTGAATCAAGCGAGCCTCTTCTAGAGGCTAGATTCTGCATGGACTTCAAAGTAGGACAAAACTGCCTGGGAGAAAGAAGCAATACCAATTCAGTATTTTATGATATGCATGAATCTGTTTTTCGCAGTATCTATCCATGTGCTATAGATTATGGATCTTACTGGGGGGTGGGAATAAACTATTTCGAGGTGTTCAATTTTGTTAAGTATGAGAGTCCTGGTCACCATTTTAATATTCATGCAGACCACGGCCCTGCCTATGTTACTACTGTTTCGATAGTTGCATATTTAAATGAAGACTATCACGGAGGAGAGTTGCATTTTCCCAGATTTGATCTTACCTTAAAGCCAAAAAGGGGTGACGTAGTTATATTCCCATCAACCTTTATTTATGAGCATTCTTCTGAGCCAATGATTTCAGGAACTAAATATTCAGTCGTTGTAATGACAGATTATAATTCTCGTGGAAAACTTAGATATTATGCATATCGTGAACAAGATGATCAATTGGTATACTAGGTGGCCATGAGTAGTTTTGAAGAAATATCAGACAGAATTAAAAATTTTTATACTCAAGATCAACAAACTTGGTCGTCTGTTGAAGAATTGGCAGAGGGGATACTTGTATTCCATGATGTTATTCCAATAAAAACAATTTCTATATTAGAAGATGTTATTCAAGATTCGTCTAATAATTATGATTTTATGGATGCAATGGTAGGATATGGAATGAAAATTCCTGAATACAGAGATTGTGTAGATTTTAAGTATAAGAGAAGTGACATAGAAAATGATAACTCTATGTCTGGAATGGCCCTAAAAAAACTTTGGGATAGTGTTTATTCCAGGGCACTCCCTCCCGTACAGTCCTACTGTAAATTGTTTAATATTGGAGAACTCAGATATTGGGAGGCTATGAATTTTGTTAAGTATGGGCCAGGACAGCACTTCCAAGAACATGCAGATCACGGATATTCTTATAATTGTGTAGTATCTTTAGTAGGATACCCTAATGACAACTATGAAGGTGGAGAGTTGGAATTTAGACTACAGAAATTAAAAGTAAAGCCAAGGGCTGGGGATCTTTTTGTATTTCCCTCTAACTTTATTTATCCACATAAATCATTACCAGTTATAAGTGGTACAAAGTATTCTATTGTTACAATGCTAGATTATTCAGATAAGTACCACCGTCCAGAATTTTATCAAGAAACTGGTTCATAGTGAAAATTAGTGTGTATAGAGAGTCCAACTCCCCCGCCCAACTTGATCAGTTGCCAATGACAAGAGACTGGATGGACCTAACTTTTGATAGACATGCATATCAATGTTTTCCTGTTTCTATGGCAAATAGGACAGGGTTAGGAATATCGTTCACAGAAGATGTTTCTTTTATATGGGATGGAGTAAACACTTCATCAGATCATCATATAAAAATACTTAAGGGTGAGCAGTTCGCACACTCTAAAAGAGGGAACCGCACCGTGAGTTTTGAGACAGGTCTGTATATCTCTCCAGAAATAAATTTATCAATTATGACTATGCCGCCACCCAATATATTTTTAGATGGCGTTCAATGTATAAGCACGGTTATTAGTACATCAGCACTAGTTGGAAGTTTGCCAATAGCACTTATGGTTACGAAGCCAAACGAAGAAATATTAATTCCTGCTGGAACCATAGTTGCATCTATTCTACCAATATCTCTTTCAGAACTTAATAATACCGAAATTGCAATTAAAGATGGAAGGCCAGATTTTATGTATGATCCTGAGTGGAATACTAGAATGCGTGAACGAGGTGACGCTTCACAAAAATTAAATTCTAGTGGTGAGTGGACACATTTTTATCGCAATGCTGTGGATCACAATGGAGATTCATATGGTCAACATGAGGCTAAAAAGATAATTATTAAGGTTGCAGATGAAAATTAAATTTATCGGTAATCGTCCCTGGCTAAATAGCAAAAGCAATAATATTCCATCTCCAGCAGTAAAAAGTATACCTGATTGGTACATGTCCGCACCAAGATATGTTAAAGACTTAGGTGGAAATGATGTGATCGGTCCAGATGGAGATAAGGTTCCTAATTGGAAGGCATGTCCTGCGATCTATGACATTATAGGAACAGGATATGTGTTAAAAACTCCATGCGATATAACCTTTTATTTAGATGGTCAGTATATGAAGACGAAAATGAATGCGCGATATGCAGACTTTATACATCAAAGAAGTGAGATGCCTGGATTTATGCAGCCAGAAGGATACAGAAAAGAGCATTTTGCCTGGTGGCCAGACTGGGGAATGAAAGTTCCAGACGGATATAGTGTATTATGGACACAGCCATTCAACAGATTTGACCTACCATTTTTAAATACTACTGGAATTGTCGATAATGATAAAGTTAGTCTTCCTGGCACAGTTCCATTCTTTATAAGAGATGGCTGGGAGGGAACTATTCCACAGGGAACTCCATATCTTCAACTTTTACCATTCAGGAGAGATGACTGGGAATCCGACCATGAGTTTCCTGATGAACATATAATGTATAATAATAATGTAGAAAATAGCGCTAAATTTCGCGTCCCAGGCGGTGGAGTTTACTTGAACCAAGTCTGGTCTAGAAGAAAGTACCTATAATGGAACATCCTAAGTCAATCACTCCATCAGGATTCTTTGGCGATTCACCAGAAAATATTGTATCGCTTGAGAACTTTATCTATCCTGAGGAACTAGAAAAATTAAATAGTTTTATTAGGACAAACGATATCTGGGATGTTACCGAAACCCATTACAATGAGAATGGTACTGTAATATATGATTCGGGATATTGGGCTAATAGAGTAATCACCCATAGGAATATGGTTAAAGCCAATGCTGAAATTCCAGATATAATTCATGGAATGGTATTAAGATTAAAGTTAGTTGTCGATGACTTTTTTAATGTGGATGCCGAGCCGACAGGACCAGCGATGGTGAGATGGCTGCCTGGTCAATTGCAGATGCCACACGCAGATAAAGAATTACATACTGGACCAGATGCTGGTAAGCCTAACGACTTTCCCTGGTATGATTTAGCAGGACTATTCTACATTAATGATGATTACGAAGGTGGAGAACTTTACTTTCCAAATCAAGGAATACAATTTAAGCCTAAGGCGGGAGCAGCATATTTCTTTCCAGGAGATATGAATTATATACATGGAGTTACTGAAGTTAAATCAGGAATTAGATACACCGTTCCATTCTTCTGGACCATAGCAAAGCATATAGGGGAGAAGCAGCCTTGATTATTGATAGTATAAATAAAGAAGACTTTATCATATATAAAGATGAGCCAAACTCTAAAGGTGAGTTAGGAATTACTGATAATAGAATAGTAGAGATACAAAAATTTGTCACCCCAGATACTGCGGAGAAGATGGTCAGATACTTTGAGCATAAGGCAGAAATGTGGGGCCCAATTGCTTTTTATGGATCTTCTGGCATGGGCCTACATCAGAATTCTTCTGAACTTCCAGAATTTGGGCTTCCCGAGAACTTTTTCGGACTAATTGCAAAAAAGTTTCAAGAGGCCGTAGAATCTATATTCGGTAGAGAGGTAAAGCCCAATACTTCTCATGCCCAAAAATGGGATGTAGGAGGATACGCATCTCCCCACTCTGATAACTCAGACTTTGAAGGAGTCCCTAATTCATTTCAAATTAATAAATATGTAGGAATTCTTTATTTGAACGAAGATTATGATGGCGGCGAATTATATTTCACAGAGCATGATATAAGCATTAAGCCATCAGCCTACTCTTTTATCTCCTTCCCAGGGGGCGTAGAAAATATCCATGGAGTTAGCGAAATAACTAGTGGTACAAGATACACCATGGTTTCATTCTGGGACTTTAAGGAGGCAGAATATTCTGATCAATTAAAAGAAGAATGGGATCAAGAATTGCTTAGAGTTCGTGCAGAGCAAGAAAAGCAAAGAGAAGAGTGGGCTAAGGGTAATAAGTATGCGTAGCCTTTTGAATAAGCCAGATATCATAGAGGGTGTATATTATTACAAAGGAATCATTCCCAATCCAGCGGAACTTGTGAAACTTATTGAAGAAACTAATGCATCTTTAACGAATGAAGAAGTTATTTCAAAGTGGCGTACATGGGAGTCGTCAGATGGCATTAGCAAGTTTGGTAGTACCAAGTCAGTAGATGGCTCTAAAATAGCAACCACAAGTGACGAGATTAAGTATATCTATGGAGTTATAATTTCCGCGATCCGTATAGCATCTAGGCACTATGCACATTCAAATAACTTAGATTTGGGTAGGCAGTCTCCAATATCTATTTCCAAATATTCTGAAGGTAAGTTTATGGGTCCGCATACAGATGAAAAAACTGGCGCTCACATTTCTGGTGTGTTGTATCTTAACGATGAATATTCTGGTGGAGAGTTAGGTTTCCCTAATCAGGGATTTTCTATAAAGCCTGAGGCCGGAAGCATGGTAATATTTCCTTCTACTCAGCCATATGTTCATGATCCACAGCCAGCGAGCGGGGCTGAAAGGTATATTTGCCCTGTATTCTGGTATAAATAAGATATAATTAACATATGTCCTATTCTCAATTAGTTTTATCACAAAGACCTTCTGGATACTGGGACTGCGCTTCTCTAGTTTCTGGAGAACTTGAAGACCTTACCAGTTACAATAATCATGCCGAACTAGTTGGAGTAGAAACAAACAAAAAGCCTATCATATATGGACCACAAAAATCGGTTAGGCTAACAGATAACTCTCAGATAACTATATCCAACAACTATAAAGTATTTATCAGAGGTAGCGAAGAAAAGTCCGCTACAATAGAATTGTTTTTTAACATTAAAGACTCTGCGATGACTAAGCATGAAATATTGTCTATCGGACAGTTTGCTTCATGCTACATAATTTCTGACAAGATATACCTAGAGGCAGATGGTAGAAGAGCAAGCATTCAGGTGGGGGACTGGGACAATACTCAGTATGTAGCCATACAATATAGTGCTAGATCAGTATCTATGTATTTTAATGATTCAGATCCAGTATCAGTATCATTATCAAGTGATTTTTATTTTCCAGAT